TAGAAACTCAAACCAAGTTCGCCTAAAGGAGATTTAATAATGCCAATTATTGCTTCTCGCGCAGGTGGCTCTGCTGGTGGTTTCGGAGGGTTGCGCTCTTTTGCGCCCTCAGGTTTAACCGTTGATTATCTGATTGTTGCTGGTGGTGGTGGTGGTGGTGGATTTTCAGGCGCAGGTGGTGGTGCTGGGGGTTTGCGTTCCACAGTCACAGCAACAGGTGGTGGCGGTTCATTAGAGACTGCTTTGATTTTGGATAAAACTTTTTCCTATTATGTAACCGTAGGTGCAGGTGGGGCTGCTGGAAGTAGTTCTAATACTCGCGGTGGTGTTGGCGGTAGTTCCTCTTTTGGGTCAATTATTTCTTTGGGCGGTGGCGGTGGCTATAGTAATTTTGGTCAAGACGGTGGGTCAGGTAGCGGTGCTTCTGAGTCAAATAATGAAGTTGGATTAGGAACTGCTAATCAAGGTTTTGCAGGTGGACTTGGAAATGTTGGCTCCCCATATTACGGAAGGTCTGGCGGTGGCGGTGGTGCTGGTCAAGCAGGTGCAAATGCAACAACATCAAACTCAGGTAACGGGGGTGATGGCGTTGCAGTATCAATTACTGGCTCCTCTGTAACTTACGCTGGCGGTGGCGGTGGCGGGATTTATGAATCAGGAAATAGCGGTAGTGGTGGAAGCGGCGGTGGTGGTGCTGGGGCTACATCAGGGGGTAGTTCAACAACAGGTAGTGCAGGAACAGCCAATTCAGGTGGTGGTGGCGGTGGTGCTAGACATCGTGAAAATACTCCTGTAACAGACGGAGGAGCGGGTGGTTCAGGCATTGTTATATTGCGATACTCAGGAGCGCAAGATGCAACTGGTGGGTCAGTAACCACATCAGGTGGCAATACAATCCATACATTTACCTCATCAGGAACTTTTGCTCCAACTGGTGCGACAATTTCAGCAAAAGCAACTGGTGGAGCCATTGTAACTGACGGAGTTTACTGGTATCACACATTTACAAGTTCAGGAACATTTACTCCAAATCAATCATTAACTGCTGACTATTTAGTTGTAGCAGGAGGCGGAGCAGGTGGTCGTAGTCGCGGTGCTGGCGGTGGAGCAGGTGGTTTGCGTTGCACAGTAGGTGCAACTGGTGGTGGCGGTACATTAGAGACTGCCTTATCACTTACTGCTCAGGCTTATACAGTCACAATCGGCGCTGGTGGTACTTCATCTTCGGACCAAGGTCAAAGCGGTAATAATTCAGTTTTTTCAACTATTACTTCTACTGCTGGCGGTGGCGGTGGCGGTGCTACTACAAACGCTGGTATAAACGGCGGTTCAGGTGGTGGCTCAGTAGATGGTGCAGGCGTTGGAACTGGTACTGCTAATCAAGGATTTGCTGGTGGTGTTGGTGTTACTGGTGCAAATTATGGAGCAGGTGGTGGCGGTGGTGCTGGGGCAGTTGGTGTTGCTGGTACATCAAGTGCTGGTGGAAATGGTGGTAATGGTGTAACGACTTCTATTTCTGGAACATCTACTACTTACGCTGGCGGTGGCGGTGGGGCAATTTTTAGTCCTGGAACTGTGGTTGGAACTGGTGGAACTGGCGGAGGTGGTGCAGGTAGTCAATTATTTGCTGGAATTGCTGGAACAATAAACACAGGCTCGGGAGGCGGCGGTGGTGGTAATGATGGCGCATCCAAGCGAGGCGGTTTAGGCGGTTCAGGTATTGTTATAGTTCGCTACGCAGTCTAAAGAGAGGTTAATATGAAAAACAATGTTAGCAAGATTAAAGAGACTAAACCAACTCAATGCTTTAGTTATGAGGTATCAATGTTAGTTCACATCATTGCCGATAATGAAACTACCGCCAAAACTCAACTTGATGAAAAAGGCGGAATAGTTACAAAGCGTGATGTAAAATTAGTAAATACACAAACTCTCTACGGAGAGGAAAAGGAGTAAAGATGGGTCACTACGCAAAGATAGAAGATGGGGTTGTCACACAGGTAATTGTGGCTGATGGTCCCGATTGGTGTGAACAGAATTTAGGTGGTGAATGGGTACAAACCTCTTACAACACTTTTGGTGGCGTTCACTCAGGCGGTAAGTTCCCTATCCATAAAAATTATGCGGGTATCGGATTTACCTTTGATGGTATTGGTTTTGCTCCTCCTCAACCTTATCCATCTTGGATTTTAGACCCACAGACTTATCTATGGAACGCCCCAACTCCAATGCCAGTTGAAGAAGGCAAAAGATTTACATGGGACGAAGATACTTTATCTTGGCTAGAAATTACTGAGTAATAGGAGTTCATCATGGCAGGTACAACAACTAAGGGACTTCGTTACCCTACCGCTGGAGATAATCCTGCCGTTCATACCGATATTCTTAATTTGGCAACGGATGTTGATACCTTATTAAATGATTATGTTGGTCAGACCAACCTAGTAAGTATTGTCTTTGAAGGTTCAACCCCTGATGGTAATGAGACGACATTAACAGTTACCGACCCTACCGCTGATAGAGTAGTAACAATTCCTGACGCAACTGGAACCGTAGTTCTAGCAACCGCGACTCAGACTCTTACCAACAAAACTTTAACATCTCCAAGTATTAGCAATGCTACTTTTACTGGTCAGCAATCAGGTTTACAAATTGCGTTTAACGACTCAATCGTGTTTGAGGGTACAACAGCCGATGCGTTCGAATTGACGCTCTCAGCAGGAGAGCCAACTTCAGATGTAACAGTTACTTTGCCAAACGAAACAGACACTCTTGCAAATGAAAATTTTGTTCGCACCTCGATTTTAATGCTTGGTGGAATGTAATGACTTTTACCTACTCAGGTGACCCAACTACTAGCACCCGTAATAAGGTGCGCTTTCTTATCAATGATGTGGACTCGGGCGATGTTCTATTTACAGATGAGGAATTGGATTATTTAATTACTGAGTGGGGCGGTAATGTTTACGAGATTTCAAGGGCGGCATGTGAAACTCTAGTGTCGCGTTTTGTCCGTCTCTCAGATTCAACCTCAAAGAGCGTTGGAGATATTTCCGTATCTGAATCTTACACAGCCAAGGCTCAACAGTACAAAGAACTAGCCAATTCTTTTTTAGCAAGAGGTATGCGAAAGACCCCACCCCGCCCATTCGCTAATGCTCAAGCCCTTAAATCTACAAACGACAGAATTGTTGATGATTACAACACCGATGCCTATTTAGGAATTCACGACAATCCAAATAATGTTTACGACCATCGTATAGTTGAGTAGGCGCAATTATGGCAAGCGCTATCTATACCAAGGTCACAGAGTTCTTTACAGACTCAGTAGTTTTTACTGCAAGAGCATCGGTAGATAAATACAACAAACCCACCTTCAGCGGTAATACAACCGTTACTGGTCGCCTAATTTATGACACCACAAAATCCAAAGATGTACAGGGAGTCGAAGTTGTAGATACTGGAAGGTTCATTACTAATGGTCCACAAACTGCACTAACGATTGACCATAGGATGACCTTCGGGGCGGACACCTTTACAGTAAACGCAGTAGACCAAATCTCAGATGAAAACGGAGCGCATCACACCGTCATTAGATTCGGACGGTAGACATGGCAAAGTCGTCTTTTAGACTAGACTTGACTGGTGACAAAGAGTTAATCAATGCTCTCAAGGCTGGTAAACAACAAACCCCGCAAGCAATAGCCCAAGCAATCTATGAAGAGGCTAATGTTATTTTTGCTAAATCACAGATTTTAGTCCCAGTTGATACAGGAATTCTTCGAGGTTCAGGTGGCGTATCTGCTCCACAAATGGGAAATCAAGGTTACTTTGTAGATATTTTCTATGGCGGTCCCGCCGCGCCTTACGCTTTTCTTGTCCATGAGATTATAGGTAATTATCACAATCCACCGACACAGGCTAAATACCTTGAACAACCAGTCATGGAAGCCATGTCCACTATCCAACAAAACATTAAGGGTAGAATTATGGACATTATCGAGAAAGGGCATAGGAACTAATGGCAACTATTCTTGAGTCAATAGGTGACTACCTACAAAATACTGCTAGTGCTTTTGGCGCCCATGCCAGTCAAGGCACTTTAGGCACCTCTATATTTTTAGGCACTCTTCCCGATACACCTGATGCTTGCGTATCTATCTATGAAAACACGGGCAGTTCCCCTACATTCACAATGGGGTCAGGTGGTATTCGTATTGACTATCCGATGCTTCAAGTTGTTTGCAGAGCAAGCCGAGAGGATTATCCAACGGCTAGAGATAAGGCAGAATCTATCCGCGTGTTGCTTGCCTCGGTGCTTGAACAAAGTGTCTCGGGGGTGCATATTATGAGGATTGAACCAATGGGTTCAGTAAACTTGGCAGGAGTAGACCCGAAGTACCGACCACTAATCACGGTGAATTTCCGATGTCTAGTGCGAATGTAAGTGAGGAGCCAACGGCTCCGTTAGAGAGAGTGGTGGACCCGTATGGCAGAAACGCAACACTCGATGAGTTCCAGCGATGCTGGAAATGCGACAGGCTCCTCTTCGAAAGCGCAACGCGCCCGTGGAGTATCCGATGCCCCCGTTGTAAATCTAAAAATAAATCAGGTTGATTTTTTTAATGATTTAGATGCACTCATAGGCAGTAAACATGAGGGTGGCTGTTCTATTGGGTATATGGTTTCAAAATTAGAAGCACCTATTCAAAAAAAACTCAACGAAATTTTTATTAACAAAAACATTGAATCTGCTAAGTTAGCCCAGTTGATGTCAGCCTATGGGCTTACAGTAAGTTCATCCGATGTTTTAAGGCGTCATCGCCGAGGATTACAGGGAAGAGATGGGTGTAAATGTCCTCCAATCTTGATAACGCCCTAGATAATTTATTAAAGACTTCAGAGATGGAGTCAATTCAAAAGTTATCACCAAGAGACAGAAAGGCAGATTGGTTGCCTGGGGTAACTTGGCAGGGCGAAGAGGGAGTAGTTACCACTCAACCAATGGAGGGTGATAACGCACCTGACTGGTCGGGAGTTCTTCGCATGTGGGGACTTGACCCCGAACATTTTGCAGTAGTTGAGCCAGTCCTTTTCAATGTATGGGGAGATACTTTAGGAGTTCTCAATCGCCAATGGAAAGGCAAAGTAATCCGAAAGGGCAAACAAGAGGTTGCCGATATTGAAGCCTTAATCCAAGATATAAAAAAACATAAACCACGCGAGCGCAAACCAATTACAGGTGGGGCAAGCCTTGTCGTATGTGCCTCAGATTGGCAGACAGGTAAAAGAGATGGCGATGGTCTTAAAGGTTTAGTTGGTCGATGGCTTCAAGCCGTTGATGATGTTGAGTTTAGAGTTAAAGAATTAAAGAAGATAGGTCGTCCGATTGATTCAATTACCGTTTTATGCCTAGGTGATTTGGTCGAGGGTTGCGATGGTCACTACGATATTCAAACCTTTACAGTTGAGGTTGATAGACGAGACCAAGTAAAGATTGCTCGCCGTCTCCTAAGAGACGCTCTTATCCGTTGGTCAAAGGTTGTCCCTAACATAACCGTTGCGGCGATTGGCGGAAACCATGGCGAGAACCGTAAGAACGGAAAAGCCTTTACGACCCTTAACGATAATGATGATGTAGCCCTAGTTGAATCAGTAGCGGAAATCTTTCAAGCCAATCCTGAAGCCTACGGTCATATCCGCTTCGCTATTCCAACAGATGAGTTAAGCCTTACTCTTGAGGTTAATGGAAAGATTCTTGGGATTACTCATGGACACCTTGCTCGAGTCTCGGGTAGCCCTGAAGCCAAACTTCGCAGGTGGATTGCTGACCAAACTCTCGGGCGTCAATCCATCGGCGATTGTGACATTTTAGTCTCGGGTCATTATCATTCATTTCGACTAGCAGATTGGGGAGGAGTCAAATGGTTACAGGCACCAGCCCTAGACGGGGGAAGCGTGTGGTGGAGACAATCCAAGGGGGAGGTTGCGGATGTGGGAGTTCGGACATTCCTAGTGACCAGCCAAGGAGTGAGCGACATCCAAGTATTATGAACGACCCTAGAGACATCGCCATGTATGCCGCTGAGTTGGTCTCAGGAGAGCGTCAGGACGCCTATGGACATCCCTTGGATAACTTCACTAGGGCAGCGCAGATATGGTCTGTAATCCTCG